CTAATGGCTCTGCTTCTGATAGTCCACGAAGGCCGCCATGGCCTCGCAGACGTAGCCTGACACACGCTCCGCTTCCTCCTGTGGGAACGGCGAGGCGCCGTTCCGATCCAGCAGCACGCCGACGGCCGACTGGTTGCCAGGTAGCATATTCTCCGGCGCCATAACAAACGACCAGTCAGGGAACTCAGCCTGCAGGTACTCCCCAGGCGCATCATCCGTAGTTCATCCTCGATAATGCTTTTCGGTGCGGTCACGGGAAAAGACTTTGGATTTCGATCGCTCCCAGCTGGTATCGAGATGGACTGAACAGTCACCACGGTTGACCTCCGCTGCTGATGTTCCAGCTTCGTTCTCGTCCGCAAGGGGGTCAATCGAGTTCGAGGCAGCTGTGGAAAACTGCGGGGACAACGATCCACTGTGCGTTATTACCCACGCCCGGTGGATATCGCCGGCCAGGCACGCAACTTTCGCGTCTTGAAATGGTACAACATCAGCAACCGGAGATAATCCATGAGAGCTGATTTTACCGATCGACTTGCGAAGTTGCTGCTGATGCTCGGAAGTGATGTTGATGGCGAGGTCGTGAATGCCGCTCGTATGCTGGTGCGCACCCTTGCCTCCGAGGACATGGATCTCCACGATCTGGCGGCTGCACTGAAGCTGGCGCCGGGACGCATCGCGCCGGACAACATGGATCCGACCGCCCCATGGGCATACGGGCCTCGGCCCGAAAGCCCGAGCGAGGCTTGGGGACTCACGTGCGAGCGTGGGTACATGCGTCCCTGGAAATCACTGGCGTTCGAGCTGCTGAAGCTCAACCACAAGATTCCAAAGCGCTACGGCGGCAAATGTCTTATGCCACACCAAGTGCTGATCCTTCAGCGGATGCAGCAGGGCGGCCGTCCGACCATCGCCGAAGCCCACGCGATCCGGCTTATGGACAATTTGCTGCGGACCGCCCAGCGCGCCCAGGAAGCCGATCAGAGAAAGGCCGCATGAAGCTCCTCGTCTGCGGCGGTCGCGACGTCAATCGACAGGGTCTGATCTAGGACGCACTCGATGTTGTCCATAGGTGCGATCCCGTCTGCCTCGTGATCGCCGACGTAGCCCCCGGTGCCCACACAGAGGCGGACTGTTGGGCATCCGCCAGAGGCCTGGACCAGATCATCGTGCCGGCGAACTGGACCGGCCGCGGCAAGGCCGCCGGCCCGGTCCGGAATGAACGATCATCAAAATGTCCTTTTGCACGACATGATTGATCCTCAAACGATCTTGAAAAGGCTGGATGCCATGCTCCGGTCGATCAGCACGTTCGCATACTGGCCTGATCCCTCAGCTCCGAGTTGTTTCTCGCGATCGACTCGGCTGTAGCTGTCCGCGCCACCAATCCGGCGGTCTTCGAGTAGTGGCGACATTAGGCGAGGCGACCTGTAATCAACAAAGTACGATCTTGAAGGAAATATTCGTATAGATGACAACAGAAGTGAGATCAATCGTCGGCGTTCGAATAGAGTCAGGAATATTTCCATCACAACTCCATTGGTTCGGCGATAGGCTAAATTAAAGGGACAGGAGGGTTACATTAAGGCTCAGAACCACTTCCCTTACGCAGACGTGTCAAATCAAAATTATTTGTAAGTTTGTCCACAAATTTATCAAATAAACGATCATCACTCTCCCTTAACGCTTCCGTTATTAATTTGTCTCCCTTTTTAATTAGAAAATTTCGCTCCATGGATGTGAAGATCGCGATTGCATTTTTCATGGCGTCCCTCTCTCGAAAGCGAGCAGATGCCTCTAGAGCAAGGAACTTTGCTTCAAAATTTGTGATCTCATTTCTGAAATATCTGATCATGTTGCGATCTTCTCGGTACAAATTCAGAAAAAAGAAAGCTACTGTCTCGACTAGGATTACAAATGTTAGCCTCGGCAAAAATCCCAATATAAAAAGCGTGATATCAGAAACATTTGCTACATGGTTCTCGATGAAATATCCAACGTAAAACAGGTATCCCATTGACAACATGCCAACAGAAGAAAAAACAAGACCAATCAAGAGATTTATATTCGAATTTGCTCTTTGCTGCAAAAGTTGTATGTTCATGCCTTCGACCGAACGGATAAATATTTCGCGAATTTCTTTGATGTTATGTCCGATGTCTATAGCTGCGCCATATTTTTGCAGAATTTGATTTTCAAAAGACTTATAGACATCTGTTTCGAAGTGAACGCCAACTATCCTGTCCAGATCGGGCTCAATGCTTGCGATTACGTCAGAAGTCTCCCTGAGATCCCGCTGAGTAAGCGCTTCAACATGTTTCATCAACGCTTCATTAGATGCAATCAGCCTGTCAAGTTCTTTTGATGCGTGGTCTAATTCGCCGCCCAACTCTACGCGTGTTCTCGCGACTGGAGATATGATATCTAGACGCGTCGCTACAAACAGGAAAAATCCAATTAGTCCTGAGGTAAACGCAGCGTATACAAATAGTATGCCGATTGTTGGGTCATATGGCATATTCATTGTATACATTAAATATGTGCCAATTATGCCGAGAACACAAACCAAAAATATGGTCGCGTACAAACGCCAATTTAGGAGAATTGTTTTAGCAAAATCCCTATACGTAGTGCGTATAAAAGTTACGTCATCTGTCATTGCAGCACTTTCATTTCTCAAACCTCTCTTCATAAATGCACGTCTCTAAATTCTAGGCAATATGCAGCCTGCCTTTAGGAGCCTGCGTGAATGGAACCTATTTATAATTAATGTTGAGATTTTCGCTGTTTAGAAATTCGAGTACTTGAAATTTGGCACCAATCCGCCGTACAGAAATCTGGCTTTATTGGTGCTCAAAGATTTTTAGAGCCAACTTAGCGCCGTTTAGTGATTTATCTCGTTTTCTAGATTGCTGTTTTATCAGTATGGTGAGGGATAATTGGCGTGTAACGATCTGAAGCATGACCCACGAAGTCGTTCTCGACACCGAGACCACCAGCGCCGACGCCAGGGTTGATCGCATCATCGAAGTTGGCTGCGTCGAGCTGGTGAGCCATACCCAGACCGGCCGCACCTTCCACTGCTACATCAATCTGCCGAAGGGGGTGCACCTTAACGCCCTGGAGGTGTGTCCCCTATCTAACGGCGCCGCGCAGGAAAGCCGCAGTGCGCCGAAACCGGGCCAACTTTTCTGATGGCTACAAGCGAATCGGCTCGACGCATGCGGGTCGCGGATACGGCATTTGTCGCGACCCCTTCGCCGCAATCCTCGGCATTTGACTACATTTGCGAACCCTAGAATTTAATTAGAGAGCGCTGCTATAGCTGCGACGGCGGTAGGCCACGACGCATTTAGGCGCGAGATGTCAGCCAAGCGCTTTACGAGCCCCTTCGCTCGCCGACGTGAGAGCCGCACCCGCGTCGTACGGTGCATGTGCGCTGTCGCAGCCGGCATTGCATTGGTTTTATTCACACTGGCGTTGCCCTGGATATCTTCTCTTGTCGGTCTTGGAGAGCCCATCACAGCAGCCGACATCAACAAATTCTTGATCGGACTGCTGCCGGCCGGAAAGCTCGGCGAAATTTTTCAGCGTTTGCTCAACCCCTGCTGATTAAATATCCGCTCTTAACGACCTTGGCGATCGGCGTAGCCGCTGGCTGGTTATCGATCGGCAAACGGGCTTCCGCTCTACACGATCGGCTATTCGCAGAGTTCGACCGGGAGGTCTTGAGGCCGATCAAAGCTCCGCGACCCTTCGATCCGCTTCGAGGGGTAGGACAAGGTTATCAGGACGAATCCGATGTCGTTCTACCTTGGCGCGTTCCAAGGGAGGGAACGCGCCGGGAGGTTTGGGCCGCTTCACTCGACTTCGTGCGGCGTACGGCCGAGGATAGATCGGGCGGGCAAACCATCCCGCGAGCCGAGGATGCGTTCAGCTGGACGCTGCTGATGGGCCGCTCTGGCTCGGGCAAAAGTCGATTGGCTGTCGAACTTGCCCGCGAACTCGCACGTCGAACGCATTTTGGGTCAGGCGGGCCCGCCGCCTTACACGAACGTCTATGGTCTTGGTGGCGCGTTCAGGTCTGCCAGCGGTCTCCGAAGGCCGAGGATCCTTGGGATGCCGGCTGGCTCGTGCCAGGCGAAGGTTCGCTTGAGCGCTCCGTTTATGCACCCTGGAATGCACGGGCCGGCGTCTCGAAGGGCTGGCTGGCGAGCCTCAGCGCTTGGCGACCCCGTCGACCCACGCTGTTGCTTCTCGATGATCCTCGTCCGGCTGACTCAGAGCAGATCGTCACTATGCTGGAAGAGTCCGCCATCGCCTTCCGTCATCCAGTACGTCTGCTGATTGTGAATCAGACGGCACCCGCGGAGCTAGGCCTCAACCGTAGCGAGGGTGCCTGGAGCGCGAATCGCGGCAGACGATCGTTTCAGCGCCCGTTGATGCTCTCAGATGAAACGCGCCTCACGGAGGGGGACATCCGGTTCTTGGGTGGCGGTATATGTGTCTCTGGGAATTATTATCCGCTCAGCAACACGGAGCGCGTCAGGTATTTTGAGGAGAGGACGCACGGCAACCCGCTTCTCGTCGAACTCGGCCTGCGCTGGTTGCGCGAGGGCAAGTCGCTCTCGTCGATGACCGAGCACGACTTGCTGCGTCATCGGGTCGATCGAGTCATTGAGGCGCTAAGCGAGGCCGGCTTCGATCAAGAAGAGCATCGCTACGCAGCAGCTGCGGCGACGCTGGCAGGTGGGGCGACCGATAGCGTGACGCATCGTGGGCTGTCTACACTAACGGCTATCTATCATTTGCCGACCGCAAATCGTGAAGAGCTCGCTCGCGTCTATCCCGTCGACGACCTTGATCGATCGGATATTTTGCCGCCCATCCGACCGGAGATGATCGGTGACGCTTTCGTACGGCGTGTTATCGAGAAGTTGAACTCTCTGGCCGAAAAGGAGCGGCTCGTCGCGACGGCATGGGCGATCAGCTCTCAGGGAACCTTACGCAGCGCTTTGCGTCTGGGCGGGAAAGACGATCAGCTCGGCGCGCTGCTTCGAAGTGGACCGCCGACGAATGCGGGCCTCGATCCTACTGCAGTGGCTTTGGCTTATGCTGACGCGGCCGTTTGGTTGCCCGAGGGAATGTCGACCGCTTCGAGGGACATCCAAGAGGCGCGTCGGCTCGCGACGCTCGCGGAGGCATGGTGTAACGGCTTAGACCGGGAAGCAGCAGCACGCTTCATGCCCCAAATATTGGATCTGGGAGAAGTTCGTGAAGCGTGCCGTCCATTTATGGCCGACACGTGGCTATGCCTTGTCGGACTGACCTTTGTTCGGACAGAGGGTGTACCCACCGCTCGGAGTCTGGGTTGGTTGGAGCGATTATTCTATCTCGTCGATCGCACTCATGGAAGAGGGTCGCGGTCGCGAGTGTTCGAAACGCTATCCGCGATGTGGCCAGTTTTATTCAGCGCCGCTGGCTGGGAAGCTGAGGTGATTCAGCGTCTGGCCGAAGCTTATCGGCCGAATCATTGTCACATACTCGCGATGTCGATGAGCAAGACCTTGTCCGATGCCGTGGACAAGCTCGACGAGCGCAGTGCCACGGTCGAAGCGATCGCTGGAGCGTACGCAGCAGCCGCCTTTCTCTATCGCTCTGCTTTTCTCGATCGCTCTATTGAGGCCGGCAAATGTCAGATGTGGGCGCTCGCACTCGATAAGCTTGTCGACTCCCACCCCGGGGACCGCTATTTACAGCTCAAGCGAGCGGAGACGTGGTACTGCGTCGCTCATGAGAACGCGCCTGATCCGGTCGCTTGTGCGGGGCACGCCCGAATGGTGGACGCAATCGCCGTCCCCTACCCCGAGGATCGCGACATGCAATTCGAGCGAGCGCAAGCTTGGCGCTGCGTCGCCTACGCGTCTTTAGTCGATCCGGTCGCGTGTGCGGACCATGCCCGGGCGGTGGACCCGATCGCTGTCCCCTATCCAGAAGATCGCGACATGCAATTGGAGCGGGCTCTGGTCTGGAACTACGTCGCCTACGCGACTCGGTTTGATGCGGCCGTGTGTGCTGAGCACGCCCAGACGGTGGACGCAATCGCTGTCCCCTTCCCCGACGATCGCGATATGCAGTTCGAGCGGGCACAGGCTTGGCGCTACGTCGCCTTCGCGACCCGGTCTGATCCAACCGCTTGTGCAAGGCACGCCCGGACGGTGGACGCAATCGCTGCCCCCTACCCCAACGATCGCGATATGCAGTTGGAGCGGGCGCAGGCCTGGCGCTTCCTCGCGAACCCGACCGAATCTGATGCGGCCGCCTGTGTGAAGCATGCCCGGACGGTGGACGCGATCGTTGCCCCCTACCCCGAGGATCTCAAGATGCAATTTGAGCGGGCGCAGGCTTGGCGCTACGTCGCCTACGCGACTCGGTTTGATGCGGCCGTGTGTGCTGAGCACGCCCAGACGGTGGACGCAATCGCTGTCCCCTTCCCCGACGATCGCGACATGCAGCATCAGCGAGCGCAAGCCTGGCGCTCCGTCGCCTACGCAACCCGTTCCGACTCGGCCGCTTGTTTGGAGCATGCCCGGTCAGTAGACTTGATTGCTGCTCCCTACCCCAACGATCGCGATATGCAGGTGGAGCGGGCGCGAGTTTGGTGTCACGTGACATACGCGTTCAGATCGGACCCAGCCGCTTGTGTCAGCTTCGCCCGCATGGTGGACGCGATCTCTATTCATAATCCCGACGACTCGGAGTTGGAGGAACTAAAGCATTCGGCATGGCGCTATGTACGTCAATCCGAATAATCGGTTCCTCCGCGATCGGGGTCACAGTTCGATATTGGTGATACATCCTTAAGTTTGCCTTGCTTGCAGATCTATCGAAGAAACTGATACGACGTCTCGCGGTGTCGTCGTACCGAAGCAGATCGAGGGGCATTACGAGCATGGTGCGCTCCTCGACGTTCAGATTTTCGCCGACGTCTATGTCGAGTTGCTCGGCGGCAAACAGGTTGGATTTGATCGTGGGCCCGTCGCCCCCTCCCCTGTCGCGGCGGCTGCGATGGTCGCTCACTCGGCGGCGCTGCGCGTTTGCAAGTCCTGGCTGACCGATGCGGAACGCGAGCGTCACGCGGCGTTCGTGGGCACGCTCGAGACGCCGATCTGGGCGGATTACATCAGCGAGGACGCGGAGTGAGTCATCCATCGAACATTCCGCCCCAGAGGCCTGCATTGGCGGATTTGCCGGACTTTCGCGATTGGGCTACGTTCGTAAAAGTGAGGCGTGACGTCGAAGAGATGCCGGAACGTCGAGCTATTGAAGCTCAAAAGCTTTCAGCCGAGTTTTCTAAGATAATCATTACTAATCTACAGTTTATAAACGCGGGGGCGCTCCTTGCTACGCCATCAATATCCGCGAATTTGCTCGGTCTCACCGGCTTGACCAAAGAAGACAAACTGACTCTCATTGGTCTTCCAATGGGACTGTTTACCGGCGGATTGGTCCTTGCAACGCTTGCCGCCTTCTTCACCTACCGAAATTATGAGGCGATCGCCAACCACTGGAACGCCGAAAGATTGTGGCGTGAGTCGGATTTGGGTCGCTTATCTCCATCGCTCGTTCAACGCGCGTGGTCCGATGAACTGAAGCAATTTACCAGCGAAAAGAGGAAGTCCGATTTTCGGACAAAGATGTATTTTTGGTTTGGCCTTATGTCGGGCTGGACCTCTGTCGGGTGCTTCGTCAGCGCATGCTCGCTGCTGGCATGGAGCGCTCGATGAGGGGCCGCTGATGCCCGATATCCCAAAGATCAATGTCGGCGATGGTGCCGGCCCACGCAACATCGAGATGCGCTTCACCATGCGCGAGGCGCTCCTCGTTCATCAGGCATTGCGCGACAAGGAGAAGGATCTGCGCAAGGAAGCCTGGTGGCTTGATCAGCGCGGCGGCCAAGACGGCGCCACACCTCTCAAGCAGCAGGCCGAGGAGCACGCGGACGCCGCCGATCGGATCTTCCGGATCCTCGACGGGATGATGGGGATCGAGCGGTGATCGCGTTCGAGCTAGTGGTCGAAACCTGACGCTTGGAACCACCCTACAACGTCCGAGAAGGGTGGTGAGCTGCCTTTAGCACAGCGGCCGAAACCGGACATTTAAGCCAGTGGCGGTTGGTCTGGTTTGAGTGCGCATCTAACGAACCGGTCCTAATGGCTGCTTCCGACCCTTTGGCCGGCTTTAGAAACGTCCGGATCAAGGCTGATCGCCGACAAGCCTTATCCCTTGTCGCCGCCGTTCGGCAGATCACGGAGACGCTTTGCTTCAGCGGTCAAGTCGCCTGGGGATTGGTAATTTAATAGATTTAGCTAAGGAGGAGTTATACCAGCATCGACCAAGCCAACCCGGGCGAGAATTTTCTCAGCAATCTTTTCGTTGCTGATATTGAAGTGAGTAATGGCTTCAGATGCATTGTTTAATACATACTGCACCCCCGCGTCGACATTTGTGTTGCCGGTCGTAGCCACCAAGTTCTTGCTGCTTTTTAGAGCGTCGGCAGCAGCACCCTTAACGACACCGACAGCACTCGTAAGTGACTTCGACAGCAAGTCTCTCATCTGTTGATCCCTTATCTTTTTATTTATGTAATATGATCCGATTGCCAAAACTAACGCAAAGCTCTGATTTATTAATGCTATTGCAACAGAACTCCAGTCGAACCCTCCTTTTTCTGGGGTTGACGGCGGTATCGTTTGTGCAAAGACAACAGAACTTTGAAGAAGTAGAAGCGCGAGAGGCGCGACGAAGATCCTTCTATCTAAAAAGGTCATGTCTCTTCTCCGATTCTACTACCGATTACCATTATGTCTGCGTCAATCTGACTCACAAATAGGTCCTGCGGGGGTTGGCCCAAAATATGGTGTGCCACCGTCGTAGCTTCCATCCAGCTGCAGATGATGAATAGTCCAGCTGTGATCATGGTATGTTTGATAGCAAATAGCAGGCTTGCTCAGAGCTGCACTTCGCGCGGACAGAGTTGCAAAGACATGTTTTGCCGCTAGATCGACCAGGGCTTCAGTACGGTTGTCATTGATTAATGATGGCAATTCAAGTTTGGAGAACGAATCATTCAAATTCTCAGCAACGTCTTGCAACTTCGCGGAGGCAGCAGATGCGGTATCGGCTGCTAAGGCCATACTCAGTGGAACGGACGGATCAATTGATGGAGGCTTTGCCGCCTTCTTTCCGTGTCGGCCAGACGATCCGTGCTGGCTTGGCTTACGCCCACGCGTTGCGCCGCCCTTTTTACCTCGACCGCCTTGTTTGCGGTCAGTTGCTCCATTGTCTTCCGACATGATTGGCTCTCCCTAATATATGCCAAGCTTACCGGGCTATTGAAGGAAATTTCTCGATGTAAAGCCGTTCACGATGCCCGCGGTAATTTGAGACGAGAAGTGTGTCTGCTCCGCGATGGGAACCAAAGCTTTGTCACCCCTCAACGGATCGAGTGGACCGAAGGTGACAATCAGATCGTGCGTTCGATCGCGGCTTGCCGATAGGAACGGTGCGACCGGGTTCACTGTCGCCCGTACAAGTTTCCAGGCTGGTGTCAGATTGCCGCTTGAAACAACTTGGAATGTAACTTGATGTTGGAGGACATTCTTTTCGCCCTTATAGGGTCGTTCGCTATTTTTGAGGGGTTTAGCGCCTAATCCAGGTGCTGGAGTTTCAGCGTTCCCAAGCGCGGCCGCTGTGATCTTTGCATCGAGTATGGTCGCGATCTTCAGATCGTTCTGAACCAATAAAGAGTCGTTTCGCTGCTCATGAGTGGCGTCGCAGGTCTGACCATCTTCATGATAGAGATCAACAACACGGTAGAAAAAGTTCATTTTCTCGATGCGCGTTGCTTGTGAAGATAAGGTAAGGCCGCCAGCAATAGTAAAAACTGCGTCGGCAGGAGATGGGGGCATTCCTACAGCTGACGGGCTAATAGCAGATTTCTCAACGATCGTGAGCGTTAGGAGAACCTCGGCGCCCCATCCATACAAAAAATCTGCGTATGCGCGTTTGTTTCGGCGCAATCCGGAAACACTTTTGTCTACATTGATGGTGTCCGATACGGCATTTGACAACTCACAGCGAACGCTTCTGACGATTGCCTGGATCATGGCCTGATTGTAATTTTCTGTTCCTGTATTCGGCCACTCCCGAAGCTCCGGAACATAGGTCCCGCATCCAGTAAGACAACATGCAGCGAAGAAGGCTGGTATCAGCCGCGGCATAGCCATCGCGAAACCCTTAGACTGCGCGCGTCAGCCTATGATGGTGCCTACGGCCTGGCTGTGACTATTGTGCAACATTCATTAATATTTAACGATCGCTGGCAACTGGCTACGGAATATAGGTCTGTGCGTCTGGGTCCGATTGGCAGACGGGAAAGCACGCACAGCCGCCGCTAAACCAGTTTGATTAGGGTATGGTCCTGGCGAACCCTGGCCATCGGTCTGTTTTGGATGCCCACTGAGACCATCCAAAGCCGACTTTCTCAACCGAACCAATCACAGCAGACCGGCAAGCCGGAGTGCCACGGAGCAGACATCCCGAGGATCTGCTTGGGGTCGGGAGCGGCCGCTACCAAGCGTCGGACGTGGACCCTAAGGCGCCCGTTGATTTCTCTACCGGCGCACGTGACCTCTGACGCGTAGCTGCAACCATTCCGGTCTAAGCAGTGTTCACTGAAGTTCGAGAGTAAGCTGGATACAGGCTAGGCTGGTCCAACGATGCGTTAGGTCCGACTCGACCGCTCAGACTCGGCGGTCGGCGCATCTTCGGAGGTGTCCGCTTGATCCACCAATGGTCACTGGCTGCCGCTACGGCATGTCTCGCGCTGCTCCTCACCGCTCCATCGCGCGCCGCATCCGACATCACCTCGGCTTCGATCGCGGAGGGGCGCCTGTACGTCGCCGGCACCACGGATCAGCCCCATACGAAGGTGAAACTGGACGGCAAGTTCGACGCCGAGTCGGATGACAAGGCGCAATTCCAATTCGAAGTCGGCTACCGCCCAGCCGAGTGCATCGTCCGAGCTGCGATCGGCGACAAGATCGTCGAGGCCGTCGTCGGGCAGTGCGGCGGGGTCTGTAAGCTGGATGCGCGGTCGGTGAAGGCCTCGCCCCGTGGCCGGCGAAAGGGCCTGATGCTCACCGACGCTCAAGCTCCGCCAACGACCGGTGCGCTCGTCGCCCCTCTGCCGGCGGCGGAGGTCAAGCCGATCCGGAACGCGCCGTTCCCGCCGGGGCGCCCGGACCCAGCGTCTCTGGTCGTCGTGAGAGCCGAGCCGCCTCCGGCAGCTCAGTCTTCGATGCCGCGTGCCACGCCAGCAGTCAGACCGAGTCGGGAACGAGCGCCTCAGGAGGAGCCGAACGATCTTCCAGATGGCGATACATCTGGCTCGGACCTGCCAGAAGACTGACGGCGACGATCTGGCCGGCAGCCAAGGGTTGGCTCGGATTGATTCTCTTCGGCGGGCGCAGAAGCCGTCGTTACCTGCCGCCGGGATCGGCATCCACGTGCGTCGGCGCGCCTGGCCTGTCCCTGCGCCGCACCACCCGTGCCGCCTGCCGCAGCGTGACTTCGCTTTGCGGATAGGCCGCCTGCACCGCCTCGAACGCCGCGAGGGCGCCGGCGAGCGGGTAGATCACGGCGAGCCGCATCTCGATCCGGCCGCGGGCGTCCCAGACCTCGATCGCGAAGGGCGTACCAGGCGGCACTGGCGCCTCCAGACTGACGGCCTTCGGCAGGCGCAGGGTCGCGAGGCACTGGGTCTCGTACTTGCGGGCGACCTTCGAGCCGGGTCCGCGCTGGTGGCGGCAGGAGGTGGTGAGCGCGCGCAGGAGATCGAGCGTCGAGATCTCCGGGCCGAATCGCTGCATAAGGCCGTCGAGACGGTAGCTGCCGTGGCGGCGGCAGGTGGCGCAGTCGACCGTCAGCCGATCGCCGGCGATGTCACCCAGGGTCCCCGCCATCGCTCAGCCGTTTAAACGGCCGCGCGCGTAGCCGTGAGAGATCAGACGCCCCTGCCCTGCCGCGCGTACCTCGGCCGCGTCGAGGTCGGCGAGCGCGTCCTCAATCGCGCGCACGAGCGCGACCCAGCCGTCCCGGCGGGCGGCCTGGTAGTAGTCCAGCGCGATGGCCTCGGCCTCGGTGAGGCGAATGTCCACAGGTGGCTCGTGCGGTTGGGCGTGCATCGCAATCCGAATCCCGGCTAGAACAGATGTAGAACAAAGCGCGGGACCGGCCGCGGTTCAACGGTCAATTCGTCCGACATCAGGATCGCGGTGGAGCGCTGTGGATCAGTTCGGGAAATCTGAATGCCGATACGGCTTTACCGCTTCCACTGCACCGACGGGCACGACCTCGTGGCCGACGGCGTGGGCAGGCGCCTGCCGACGGCGGCGCAGATGCGGGTGCATGCCGAGCGCGTGGCGCTCGGGCTGATGGAGCGGGTCACCGAGCGGTTCGATTGGTCGGGCTGGCAAGTCGATGTCTACGACGCCACGGGGCGCCGCGTGTGGGTGAAGGCCTTCCTCGACGTCGACGTCGACCGGGCGGCCGCGTGAACTGAGGAGACAGATATGGCGCTCAAGACAACCTATCTCGTGCAGCCGTTTGAACTCCACCGGAAGCGGTTGAGACCAGCGCGCCAAGAACCGGCTACCACCGAGTTCGGCGCCTGCAAGAAGGCGGAGGCGCTGTCTGGCCGGATGCCGGGCGCGGCCGCTCTTCGGATCGTGGCCGACGACGAGACAGGCGAGCTGGAGGGGGTCACGATCCTGGGGCAGTGGGGCGAGGTGCCGGACGATTTTGCCGAGAGCCTCCAGGCTGGTTGATTTAGAAAAGTGCCTACTCCCGACTGGGAAAGACGTCTGTGTGCAAATTGGGAACTGCGCATCTCGAGCCACGTTGGTACGTACCATGAACATGGGACAAGCGATGGGCGAGGATTATTTCGCGCAGAAGAAGGCTGCGGTCGCGGCTGAGCAGGCGAAGGCGAATGAGGCTTCGCAGGCTCGAAGAAGTGCGGCTATGAAGCGCGAGGCTGAGGCGCGCGAGCATCTACGCGACGATATCATTCCATTTTTCAAACGGAAGGCAGATGCTGTCGCTCAAAGCGGATCAGTTCTGCGAATTGAGATGGGACCATCGCCGAATGGCCAATTGCCAGCGAGCGTTAAATTGATTCTAGCTGCCTCGAATGCCAGAGGCGCTAGGCAGGGTCTTGGCGTAGTTATTGATGTTATCCCGTCCGTGAGAGTGGTTTGGGAATTTCCGCCAAACCCTGGACGAAATTTCTCTGAGCGTAAAGTAATGGAGTACGGGCATCCTTCCGCCAACGGTCTGACATCCGAGAACCTTGAGCGTATTTATAAGTTGATGGTCGATCAATTTTTTGAAGGGTCGACTTAAGAACAATGCTTAGATAAATAAAAAAGCCCGGCCCCGCATCACGCGAGGGCCGGGCGAAGGGATGAGCCACGGGAATCGGGGGCTGAGATCGCCGGCTCGCTGCAGAATGAATCCGCGAGCACGGCCAAGGTTCCACCAGCGTCGGCGATCAGAAAATTCATGGCCACGCTGAAACGCGCGACGGCCGTCCGCTTTGTTGATCCATGTCTGGATTCCGCCCTATCGCCGTCCTCGCCGAGGATGAGGAACTCACCCGTGTCGCGGCTGCCGAGATGTTGATGGCCTTGGGCTTCGACGTCTTGGAGGCTGAGCACGCGCAGGGTGCCCTCCTGCACTTAGAGGCAAATGAGCGCGTCGCGCTCCTCTACACTGACGTGAACATGCCCGGCACCATGGATGGTTGCGATCTCGTGCACGCGGTCCGCGCCCGTTGGCCGGCGACGCGGATCATCGTGTGTTCAGGCTGCATGCCGCACGAGGCCGCGCTGCTACCTGACGAAGCGCACTTCATCGCCAAGCCGTGCGGCGAGCGCTTGGTGCGCAAGGCATTGCAGGTTCTGCAGCTGCATTGAGGTCTGCGAGCAGGCTCGACGGGTTCGCCTGCGGACGCTTCCACAGCGTATTGCACGTGCACGTTGAAACCGGACTGAGCGCCATATAGCTGTGCCGCGCCACCAGAGCTGGAACCCATGCGCGCCGCTGTAATCGCTCTCGCCTTTCTGATCCCGACCGGTGCCTCGGCCGAGCCGAACTGCCGGATGACGCTCGATCAGTTCGAAGCGATCCGCCTCGACTGGGCCATCTCGCGGGTGTCAAACCTGCTGGGATGCGTCGGCGACGTCACGGCCGAGAGCAAATTCGGTGACCTTGAGACGAAAGTCCTGATCTACCCGGGCGACCGCGGCAATTTCCAATTGATGTTCCAGAACCGCAGGCTCGTTCGCAAGCTGAAGCTGAGCTAGCTGCAATGATGGCTTAGGCCGCGCGCTCAATGCGACGCACCACGAAGTCGAGGCGTGCGAACAGGGTGTCGGGGTCGCCGTCGTTGAGGATGTCCGGGTGTCCTGTCAGGGGTGTCAGGGGTGTCAGGTCAGGTTGAAACCGGCCTCACTGGCGAAATGCCGGGGCCTCCTGCCCGTATGGTCGGTCGACCGGGGGAGGGACCCGCGGGCCACCCCTCCCGTCACCCGCCGAGGATGCGGCCCAGCTCATGCTCAAGCCGGGCGGGCAGGTCCGTAGCCGCCGTCGCGTTGAACGCCGCGGCCGACGCGCCCTGGACCATCTCGTCCGGGATGAACAGTCCGGAACGAACGACCGTGAAGCGGTCCATACCGCCGCGGCCCTTGGTGCCGTGCTGCGTCTGGGTCTTGCTGCCCACGCGCTCGAACACCTGCCCGTTCCAGTTGCCCTTGGTGACCCGGTTCGGCCACCAGCCGGCCTTCATGAACGTGTGTGCGTAGACGCTGCGCTGGCCCCACGGGGCGGCGCTCACGCCTTGGCGCGTCTCCCGCGCCCCGAAGTGCTTGAGCCGGATGTTGCCGCCGTGCGACTTGATCGCATACGTCAACGATCCCGCACTCGCCTTGCTCTCCCGCAAGGCCTTGACGATGGTCTTGCGCTTCAACCCCGTCTGCGGGACGAGGGCGCGCACCATCTGGGTCCGGGCCTTGGCGCCAGTGTGGTTGATCGCCCGGGCAAGCGCCAGGGGCGCGCCTTTGCCGGCCGCACCGATCTGGTTGCCCAGCCGGGCGAGCGCCGAGGCGTCGAGGGTGACGAACAGGCCGCCCATCTCGCACCTCGGGGATTGAACCCTCGACCGCCCGTGGATCAGGCGGTCGAGGGGCGCGGCCGTGCGCCTCTGCTGGGATGCGAGGAGGGCGTTGGCCAGCGTCTCGGAAAGGCATGGTTTCAGGAGCGAGGCGGGCGCGGCGAGCGCGCCAGCCGGGCAGCCAGCTCCTGAGCGTCCCGGTTCAGCGACCGGGCGAAGTCGTGCGCGCTGCGCGCTGCGGTCCGCGCGTCCGCCCGACCCAGCGCGCGGGCGAGGCCCGTGAGGGCGACGCGGCGCTCGGCGCAGCGGCAGCTCATGGCGGCCTCCCAGGATGGATGGGTCGCGGACAGCAAAAAGCCCCGGCGGGGTGCGCCAGGGCTCGCGTCAGACTTCTCGACCATCACACTATACGCAAGCGTTTTCCGCACTGTCAAGCTTGCTGTGCGCCCCGTGGGCGGCCTCCGTCGCTTTTTTGCGTGAAAACGGGATTGGCAGGACGTCGGGCGTGTCGAGCCACGGCGTGATTGGGGCGGCCGGGCGCTGAACGACCAGCTCCGGCAGCGTCACCCGGAACTCCTGAGCGAGCATGTCGAGGCAGGCGTGCCAGACCGCGTACTCGGCCCGCTCGGCCACGACGACGTGGCGCGGCGTCTCCCACTCCGTCTCGTAGCCGCAGACGTGCTTGCGATGATCGTAAAGCGCCCGGCCCCGATAGCCGACCACCGGGCTCGGCTCCGGCCGCTCGGCCGAGCGCGCGCACCGGATCAGGATCGGCGCGGGCAGGAGGCGCGTCACCCGGCGCGGCGCGTGCTCGCCGGATCGAATCGTGAAGGTCGCCCCGTGCGGCGCTTCCTTGATCGCGTGGCCATGCTGGGCGGCCGTCTCACGATCCCACACGGCGAAGTCCATGTCGTCGAGCGGCTCGAGGAAGAAGTCCGGCAGCGCCAGCACCGCGTCGTGGACGCGCAGAAGCGGGTCGGCGACGAGCTGCACATCGCCCCACAGGCGCCGCTCGATCGCGATGCGCTTGGTCGAGAAGGGTGAGCGGTCGACGCGCTCACCGCCGAAGCCGCCGCCCGCGCTCGGGTAGCCCATCAGGATCAGGCGCTCGACGGCGCGCTCAGAGCGCTCGTCGCCCACGTGACGGCGGTCGACCTGCTTCTCCCGGTAGGTCCGGATCAGCAGGGCTTCGATGTCGATCACTTCACGGGATGCCATGGTGCCGCCCCTGCCCTGCTGCGAAGGTTGCGAAGGTGGAGCGAACGTTGTCTCGCACCTTCGCAAACCGATCCTCTTTTATTTGGCAGTGACTTAGTTGATATTTTGCGAAGGTTGCGAAGGTCAAAGACCGGTCTATATGTGAATCAACATCGAATTGGCTCCCCGTAGCCCCTTCTCATACGCGGGCGCGGACGCTGAAACCTTCGCAACCTTCGCGTAAGCGACGCCAAGCCGGTGAACGGGTTGAATAAAAATCGGGTCGCGAGGGTTATAGATCGCTCGCTTAGAACCTCGCGACCTTCGAAACCCTCGCACACCGCGCCGGCCGACCGCGCGACATCCTCTCTCGCGAGTGCTGCCGCGAAGGTTCGAGGGTTGGTTCTCCCATCATCAGGGGCTGCGGGGATCGACGCATGGCAGATGCGTAGCGGCTCACTCGTAGCGGTCGATACCCGATTGTCCCGGCCGCTCGTCGGGACGGGCCGGCACGTCGTGCAGGCGGATGTCGAGATAGCGGCGCACGCGGCCATTCTCGCGCTCGAACCCCTTGTGCGGCATCGCCCGGCCGAAGGCGGTCTCCTTCCAGGGGCGCACGGCGTTGGCCATGCACCACGACACGAACGCCTCGTAGACGGTGCGGGCGGTCTCCGACGCGCCGGGCTCACGGATGATGCAGTCGGCGGCGAACGCCGCGATCGGGTCCATCTCCTCGCGGTAGGCGGCTGTGGCCTGCTGTACCTCGGCCGGCACCTGCAGGCCCTCGGTGACGTAGATGCGCAGGCCCTCGATCAGCCAGTTGAGGATTCCGGGGCGCTCGGTGGCGAACTCGGCCAAGACCTCGTCCATAGGCCGACGCTCGTCGTCGGGGATCGTGACCTCCCACGGCACGAGGCGCACGCGGCGCCAGATGCCGTTGTCGACGCCGCCGATCGACGGCATGTCGTTGCCCGACATCGAGGCCTTGAACACCGGCCAGAACTTGAAGAAGCCCTTGTTGAGGTGGCGTGCCTTGATCTCCTCGCCGCCGGTGAGTGACTTGACCAGCGCTTCCTTCAAAGGCTCGCCGCGCGGCAGCTCGGAGATGCGCAGGTAGCGCGTGCCGGGCAGGTCGGCGAAGTCGGGCGTCGCCTGGTCGCCGCGCCGCTGCCCCTGGCCAGTGAGCGATTCTGCGTTCAGGAGATCAGAGTACGAGCCCATCAGCGCGGCGATCGCCTCGGAGAAGGTCGACTTGCCGTTGGCGCCCGTGCCGTAGTTGAAGATGAAGCACTGCTGCCCGGTCTGACCGGTGAGCGCGAGGCCGTGATAGGCCTGCAGGAAGCGCCGAATGGCCGATTTCGGCTGGAAGCGCTCCAGGAACGCCTCCCAGTTCGGGCAGGTCGCCTCCGGATCATAGGCTACGGGCGCCATCTTGGTGTTGAGGTGCGTGCGGTCGTGGTCGAGCCGCTCGACCTCTAGGGTGAGCCGGCGCGAGTGCTCGCACGGGTTTTCCGGATCCTCGACCTTGGCGAACCGCAGCGTGCCGTTCTCCAGGTTGAGCAGCATCGGGTCGGCGTCGAGGTCGGTCGGTGCCTTCGTCTTATGCGGCAGAGCCTGCCGGATCATCTCGCTCACACGGCCGCCGTTGCCGGAGGTGACCGCGAACTTCCGGCGGCTGATCTGGCGCTTCTTCAGGGCGTCGCGCGCGTCGTCGGCGTCGCGGATCAGCGCCTTGTCGCCCTCGCTGCGCGCGCTCTCGGGCTTGGACAGCGCCGGCTCGCCGGCGCGGATGGCGCGCAGCTCGTGCGGGAGCGCGGCCATGTGATCGGCCTCCAGGTGGATGCGCTTGGCGGTGCGCTGAGCGAGCCGCACGGCCGCCTCGTCGCCGCCGTCGCGCTGCCAACGCTGACCGGTCCAGACGTGCCAGCCGACCTCGCGCACGTGAAGCAGCTCGTGGCCGAAGTGGGCCAGCAGCCGCTGGCCGTTGTCGGTGTCGTTCTGTTCGAGCCCAGCACAGTGAGCGAGGGTTTCGCCCACCGCCTCGCCATCGCGCGGGGGTTCCGGGGGCTCAGGCTCATCCGCGTCATCGTAGGGCGGCCACGCGTCGACCGGTTCAGCGGACGAGGCGTCCGGCGTGGCTGCGTTCTCGATCGCGCGCACGATGCGGTCGGTGGGATCGTCGACGCTCACGGGCGGCTCACTGGATACAGGCGTGCGGGCGCCGGTTGACCGGCGAAGAGGGCGGCGCGATCGCGGCCCGGAACTCGGGAGGCGTCCGATGGCGCTGGAGAGTTACGCGGCGTCCGGCTCGGCCGTGATCGACCAAGAGACCGGGGCGCATGTCCGCTTCGCCATGCTTGACGGCGACGCGCTGGTCCCTTGTCGGGTGACGTTCGAGGCGCTGCACCACTTGTTCGCGGTCGAGGGCCAGCCGTTTGATCCGCTCGACCTGTTCCACCGCTACCACCTCGTGGTGGAGGATGCGGCGGCCGAGAAATACGAGCGAGAAGGCGCCCAGGATGGGTGGATCCACCTCGACGACCCGGATTTCGGCTGAGAGGTCGCAGAAGGACCAACGATGAATGTGTGTGATCTGACCTTCGTGCAGAAGGCAATTACGGACGGACAAGCAGCCGGTTGCGTCGAGTTCTGGCTGAACCGCTATCAGACGCTCCTGTCGGGCATCCTGGCGTTGGCCAGTGCCATCATTGCCGCGATCCTTTTGCAGCGACAGGTGGCTGCCAATCGGTTGCAGGTTGCGGCCGCGACCGGCGACCTTGATCCCGATTTCTTCCTCGAATGGGACACCAGCTTCGACGGTAGCGCTGGAGACCTGGAGGATGGCATTCTCCGCATCCAGAACTACAACCGACGGCCCATCAGCTTGCGTCGGATCCAAATTATTTCGCCCCGTGCAGGCTTCATTCCGGCAGAGTTCGAAATCGGAAAAGGCGGCGCGAAGGGGATCAGGGTCGACCAGATCGACGGATCGACCTTCGCCTTCAATCGCTGGATCCAGGGCCGCGACCCGGTGGGTGGCGCGGTGATTGACGTCATCCGTCTGATGATCACCGATGAGGGCGACCCTGATTTGTCCGGAACAGATCAGGAGGTCCGTGTCCGCGTCGATTACCAGTTGCTCGGCAATCCCACGGAAGCGCGTCAGGTCGACGTGCGCGGCTTGATCCGCAGGCGCTGAGCCGATCAGAGCGAGTGCTCCACGGTGGCGGCACAACGGTGCTGGCTTTGCGGCGCCGCCGTTTAAGCGGGACGGAGTTTCAGACACGGTCGACGTCCGCTAATAAGCCGGCGATTGCACCCTCGCGGCCGAGCAGCTCGCGCAGGAAATCCACGAGAGCCCCGGCCATCTCGGCCCGACGCTTCGCCTCGGCGGCGGCGAGCCGGTACGATTCGGGGGTGAGGAAGCCAGGCTGGAGCTGCTTGTCCCCATAGGTGCGGCCCGCGGCCAGGCCTTCGAGGTGCTCATGCTGGAACGCGGCATCGAGCGCGGCGCGGCGCGCCTCGACGTAGAGGTCGAGGAGGGTGAAGCCGCGCAGCGTCTGCTCGAGGGCGCGGCCGTCGGCGACGGGCGCGGCGATCGCGACCACCGCCACGACGGCGACCGGGACGGCCGGTGGCGGCGCGACGGGATCCTCGACCGGCGGCAGCTCGGGCGGCTCGACCGGGGCGGCCGGCACGGGCGCGGGTGCGGCGCGCTTGGCCATCGCGGCGCGGGCGCGCCGGATCGCGTCCTCGGCGAGCAGCCGGATCGGCAGGCCGCCGGCCCGGATCTCCGGGTTCATCGGCGGCAGCTCCATCGGGGCCATCATCACAAGCGCGTCCATCCTAAGCGGCGCTCCGGAGCATGTCGTTGAAGTCCCGGCCGGGCTCGGCCCAGGCGATGCCGACGTGGCGCCCGGGGCGGGCGTAGCGGGCGCACCCGCGGGCGAGCGCCTCGGCGGTGGCGGCTGGATCGGAATCGCCGTCGCCCAAGAGGATCAGTCTGCGGACGCTGTCCGGGACCGGGGTGAGGCCCGCGAGGTTTCCGAGGTCGAGCGTCGCCCAAAGCGCTGCTTCCTCGGCGAGCGGCTCGCCCTTGCGCAGCAGGGCCTCGCGCACCGACAGGCAGGTCTCCAGGCCCTCGCCGAGGATCAGTGTCTCGGGCTCCGGCCGGCGCACCAGTTCGATCCGGGCGCCGCGCTTCGTGCCTCGGACTTTGCGGGCGGGCAGGATCTCGCCGGTCACCGGGTCGGCGATCCGGGCCTTGCCGTCGGGATCCGCGAGGTCGATCCAGGTCTGGTGCACGCCGGCGAAGCGGTCGTCGGGCCCGATCATACCGGCGAGGAGCGCCGGACCCTCGTGCACGCGAGCGAAGGTCGGCCGGCCGCGGGGATCCTCCCGGCGGGTGTAGAGCGGGTGGCGCGGCAGAAAGCGAAGACGAGCGCCGGGCGGTGCGGTGAGGCCACGCAGGCGCAGGTAGGCGGCGGCCGGGGTCGCGCTGAGATCGCGGACCGCCGCGTCCCAGAAGGCGCGGGCGCGCTTCAGCTCGGCCAAGCGCCGCTGCGCCTCGGCCTCGGCCTCCTCGGCGGCGGCGGCCTCGCGCGCGGCAGCCTGCGCCCGCTGCCGGTCCCGGCGGGCGGCGCGCTCCGCCTCGGTCTCGGGCATGTCGCGCCCGGGGGCAGGCCGATCGGTCAGGATCTCGCAGGCGCGGAGGAAGTCGCAGCCCTCGACGTGCTGGACCAGCGCGATCACGTCGCCGCCGGGCTTGGCGCCGTCGCGTTCCAGTTGCCGGCAGTGCCAGACGCCCTTGCGGGTGGAGATGGAGAAGCGGTCGCGGCCGCCGCACCCCGGGCACGGGCCGGACCACTCGGAACCGGACCGACGCAGGGCGACGCGGTCGCGGGCGTAGCCGGCGAGGTCGACGCTTCGCGCCTCGTCAACCCAAGCCTCGAAGGCGATCGTGTGCGCCAGATCAGCCATGGTCGCCTCCCCGGCCGAGGTGCAGGCGCAGGAGGCCGTTCTGCGCCTCCAAGACGGCGAGGCGCACGTCGGCCCCGCGCAGGCGGTCGAGGGCGGCGGCGTAGCGTTCGTGGAGCTGCGCCAGGGCGACAATGGCTTGGGCCCGGGCGACGTCGGAGCGGTGCTGGTCGGCCCGGGCCTCCCGCAGCTCGACCGCCATCCGATCGGCGGCCGCGCGTGCCAGGAGGGTGACGGTGCGCAGGGCCTGCTGCTGCGACCGCGTGAGCTGTGCGCCGGGCAGCGTGTCGCCCTCGGTGCCGAGCCGGGCCGCGCGCGTCCGATCGTCCCGTCCACGGGCGGGGCGCGCGTGGCGACGCGGCTCGGCGTCGGCTTCGACGAGGCGGGGGCTGAGGGGTGAGCGGCGCTTGGCCATGGCGTCTGACCGTGAGGGGTTGCGGGGCGCCTCGGGGGTCTCCGGACACAGCGAAGCCGACCGCCGGCCTCATCGGGTCGCGGGTCGTGCGATGCGTGTCTCGGAAAGCCCCCGAGGATCATCGGTCCCGCGCTGACGTGGCGGGAGACGGTGGCCGGTCCGCTCAGCGGATCTGTGGCCCGTCGCGTTGGGCGGCGGCTGTGTCGCCGTCCGCCGGGTCTTGGGGATCGGGTGGGCCGCGCGGCGGCGGCGGGTACAGCTCGTCAGCGCGGGCGAAGTGGCGGCGGGCACGCTCGGCGCAGGCCCGATTCAGATCGAACTCCAGGCGCGAGAGGCGCATGTGGTGGCGGGCGCGAGCGGCCCAGCGGTTGCCGCGGGCGCGATGCCACAGCCATTTGAGGGCGCGGATCACGGCTGATCCTCCCCGAAGAGCAGCGGGCCCATCTCGGCCAGGAACGCGGCCTGCTCGGCCTCGAACCGGGCGCGGCGCTCGTGCCACGCGGCGACCGCGAGCCACTGCTCCGCGCCGCCTAAGAGCGCGATCAGCAGGTCGGTCTTGTAGACCGCGATCAGCTTGAGGATGCCCTCGGCGTTCGGTGCCGAGCCGCGCTCGATCCATTTGGCGACCGTATCGCGCGGCACGTCGATCTCGCGGGCGACGTACTTTGCGGTGTTGTGCGGATGCCTGTGCTTTAGGAACGCGGCGACCCGCGCGGCGATAATTTCATGATCAATCCCGGACAATTGTCCGATATTCGGGCGGGACTGTCGCACGCGCTTCTCCGATGCTGTGTGCATCGGAGAAGCGGTGCTCGCGAAAGGAGGGGCGATGACGGAGCCGGCGGCCATGTCAGGACGCGGCTCCGGTGATGATCGCGGTCGGCAGACCTTGGCGGGCTCCCGCCGACGCGATCGGGTATGGAGACGAAGCGGCCGCTCTCAGGGAGAGAACGGCCGCCGTCTCGGGGATGAGATCATCGAACAGCGCGGCGCCGTTGGATTCGAGCGCGGCGCAGATCTGGGCGAGCAAGGCGCAGCGATAGGCGAACCACGCGTCGCCCTCGGCCGTCACGCGCGACAGGGTCGGGCCGGGGTCGAGGCGCGGCGGCAGCGTGGGTTCGAAAGGGACCGGAGCCGCCCGGCTCCGGTCAGTTCCGAGTCTCGCACGCCGGTCCGGCGCCTCCGCTGCTCCAGGGAGTGCGCGCAGCGGAGCTTGGTCGACCGGGCGCGTCATCGCGCTGCTCCGGTCAAAAGGTCGATCAGCCAGTCGCGGGCGTCGTCGTCGATCGCGACGTCGAAGGCCTCGCCGCGGATCTGCACGCGCAGCTCGCGCTGGCCGGCGGGATGGCAGACGAACAGGCGCAAGGATCCATCCGGCGTCGACAGGCCGAAGGGATCGGGGATCAGACGGGCGACCGGGGATCGTGAGGGGATCGCCCCGGCCGCCGCCTCGCCGCGGACCGGACAGGTCTGGGACTGGTCGGCGGACGAAGGGGGAAGGATGGAATCGGCCACGCTACAGCCCTCCCATGAGGGCGAGCGTGAGGCGGGCGAGCGCGTACCAGAGAGCCACGCCGATCGGCAGGCCGACGAGTAGGCCGATCGCGAGGCGCAGATTGACCTGCGGTGGATGCGAGGCGTGCGGGCAGACCGGGGCGGGCTGGCGAGAGCTGTGCTCGACAGACCCGCCCGGCCCCCTACCATCGGAAGGGCGAGGACCGATGGAGCTTGAAATGACAGACGAGGTGCCGGCTGCACCCATCGAGCGCTTGAATTGGGTCAAGCAAGTCGACGGAAAGATCGCGGTGAGCGTGACCGCCTTCGGACAGACGATGGGCTTGTTGTTCTCGGCTGCCGATGCTGAGGCCTTGATGGACGGGCTCATGGGCGCCCTCCCCCAGCAAGCCGATGAATTTCCATCCATCGGGATCTCGCGGGATCACCCACCAGAAGCCGAAGTCGAGCAGGTGGACGTCGAGCCGTCCGATCGGCCTGGGCATGATCTTCAATATCACCTGCGCACAGGCGACGGGCAGGGTGTGAAGATTCGGGTAAGTCTGCGGGAAGCCATGCGCTGGCAACGCCGACTGCAAGCTCAGATAGCTGAGCGTCTTCGGCAAACCCGCAACTGATGCTGACGATTGTGCCGGGGGCGAAGGCGAAGGAGCGCACGTCAGCGGTCCTCCCGGCGGACGGTCATCCCGGGCGCCGGGCGCGGGGTCACGTTGAAGGTTTCTGCCAACGCGTGCCCGAGCGCGCCGCACAGGCCCGCGGCAAGGCTCGGCGACAGCGCGACGCGATAGCTGCGTCCGGCGTCGCCGATCAGCCGCACGACGATCTCCGGCGATCCGGACGACGTGCGGACCGTCTCCAGGGTCCAGGTGCGTGCGGAGGTCGGAGCCGCATCGTCGACCGGCGCCAGATTGCTCCGTTCGTTCAAAGCGCGATCGGCCAGATCGACGACTTTCTGAGCACGGGGCGCCGTGAAGGCGGCCGCGCGATCCGCGAGGTTAGGGCTCAGCAGATCGCGCATGAACATCGAGAGGAAGCGCATCAGAGGGGCGCTCCTGCAGGATGGGGGTGGGCTAGGGTTTCGGACGCATGCGCGTCGACTACGGCCGGAGGGGCCTCATCTAAGAAGTCGTTGGGAGTGACGTGACCGGCAGTTTCCTGGGCGATTCGCTCCAGCACATCCCAATCTGGTCGGCGCTCGCCAGACTTGTAGCGCCAGAGCGACTGCCGCGTGACGCCAATCCGCTCCGCAAATGCGGAGTCGGAGATGGCGTGCTCACCGAGATAGGCCGTCAGCTTCATGCTTGGCAGAGTGTCACCAAATCGGTGACTATGCAAGAGGCTGTCACCGATTTGGATGCTCGCGATGTCACCGAGTTGGCGACATGCTGACCGGCGTGACGGAGAAGTTTCCAAATGGGCTGGCCGCCGCGATGGAGCGGGCAGGTATCGGTCCCACAGACCTTGCACGTCGCCTCAGTGCGACAAAGCAGGATGTTTCGCGCTGGGCCAAGGGAGAGCGCCGTTTGCCGCCAGAAGTTGCTAATATCGCTGCGCCGATTCTCAACACCTCAGCCGCGGCCCTCTTACTGCTGAACGAAGCGAAGCCGACACGTGTCTTTCTAGGAGGGAAGATCGGAGCCGGCGGCGCGATTGATACGTCAAGCGAACAAGCCGAGCCGAGTGTACGGTACGAAGTCGAGACGATGGTTCAGGTTCCGGATGCCTCGATCGCATATCAGGTAGTCGGCGATTCGATGCTGCCCATTTTCGAGCCAGACACGGTCATCATCTGTCGCGCACACACCCAGGAGGTCGCACAGCACATCGGCCGACGGGTCGCCGTCGGCACTACGGAGCACGGGCGCCAACTCAAGATCCTCCACCAAGGATCGAAGCCAAACCTGTTTGACCTGATTAGCCTCAACCAAGCCTACCCAACGATGAGGGATGTTAGGGTCGAATGGGTCGCGCGCATCGCCGCGATCATTCCGGCAGACGAATGGCGCATTATCGAGCGCCGCATTCAAATGGAGGCGGTGAATGAGGCGCGCTTAAAAAAACCCTCACAACGGCAGGCCCGAGGCAGAGCTTGAGAGCGCAAGACGAACTTGAATTTGCTTACTAGAATAAATTCTATAATAAGCAAAAATGGGGCTCGGGATGGATTGGTATTACGAACGAGGCGGCGAGCGTCTTGGACCTGTAATCGCCGAGAAGATGCAGTCCTTAATTTCGGCTGGCGATATAGCGCCGGAAACACTTGTTTGGAACACTAGTTTCGGCACCACTTGGCGGCGGGCCGGCGATACTGAATTGATGGCCGCCGACATCGCAGGACCTCCGCCGCTTCCGACCACTCACGTGTCTGACGCGTATGCTTGGTTACTCGCACTCGTGCCGGCAATCGGTGCGGTCGTCGAGAGGGCGATTGCCGACAACGGCACGCAACTTTCTTGGAAAGCGGTGATGCTGGCGTATTTCGGTGCGAACACAGCTCTCAGTCTACTCGACGCTAACAAGATTAATAAAGCTGGCCGTAATCCGAACAACATTAATTTAGGACGATGGTTTTGGCTGATACCGGCTTACCTGTATCAACGTTCAAGAACCTTGTTCCAAAATCAGAAATTCTTGATAATCTGGTTAGTCACTTTCTTCGGTGCAATGGTTTGGCAGACGCCTGGCCTTCTCAAGGGTGAGGTTTATCTTGGCTTCGGACTTCCAACATGTAATAGTGCCTCGTCTGTGAACCAAGTCAAAAAGATCTTCGGTGATATTCCTTTGGTCAAGATGTATGGTGTCACTGCGATTGATCTGACTGCGATCAATGAATTGTACAAAAAACGATAAGTCGCGGCAGTGTTCCGGCAGCGTTGCTGCCAGCAATGGCAATACGATTGCCGTTCGCTACACGATTACAGAGCAGGGAGAAAGTTACTACTATAACGTTAACATTATCAATTAAACGTACTTTCTTCGCCGTCCAGCTTTCTAGCCTGGGCGGCGTTTTAGTTTGGCGCGGCGCGCGTCACTTCGCAATCGATTCGAGCGCCGAGAGACGCAACGCCAACCGAGGCGTCCTTCGCTTGGGCTGGGCGGTTGCATGCATTCAAGCAGCGTCGGACGATTCAAGCTACGGATGCACGAAGAAGTTTGAACTTTCCACAAGGTTGTAGCGCGGCCGAGCGGCTCCATCGTCACCTTTTTGGTGACTGTCTGGTTGACTCGTCACCATATCGGTGACAATTATTATCCATCGCCTCTCCCGCGATGGAGCCCGCCATGCTCGACCCCATCGGCCACGCGCCGATCCACGCCACCTCTCCCACGATCGTGTCTGTACTGCGCGCCGAAGCCAGCGCCCGGTCCGAAGCTCAGGCAACGGCCGTCTCCGTCGAGCGCGCCCGCGCCGACATCGCCCTGACGGTCGCCTTGAGTAAGGTCGCCGGCCTCCAAGAGGCCAAGGCGCGCTACACCGCCGACACGACCGACGACGCCTGCCGCCTGATGATGGCCGCGCAGGAGGCCGCCCAGGCGATGCTGTCGGCCTTCGTCAGCTTCCGCGAGCGCTTGGCAGCGGCGTGATGGCGGCCCCCGCTCGCATCCCGACGGCCACCGAGCGCACCGCCCGGGCCAAGGCCGACCAGCACGGCATCTACGCCTACGACAGCATGGCGAACTTCATGCTGCTCGCGGGCGGCGCCTGCGCCACCGACACGCGGGCGAACGCCGAGCGGCTGCGCCTCGCGCTCGACGCCGCGATCACCAACGCGATGGTCGCCCGTGCCCGGCTCGACGAGCGGCTCGGGGGCTGAGATGCGCGTCATCTCCGAGACCAGTCCGCAGCTCGCCCGCGCCGATGGCGACCGGCACGCCGACGCGCTGACAGAGGCCTGCCTCGATCTCAACGAGGCGCGGCAGCGCTGCGCCGTCGCGACGTCGGCCAACGCGGCGACGCTGGCGCGGTTGGCCCGGGTCGCCCAAGAGGCCGCCGCACACGCCCTCCGAGCCTACCGGACCGCGGCCGGGGATACCCTCTGATGCGGATCGAGCCCCGCACCCGCCTCACCGCGCTCCAGTGCGTCGCGCTCCTCGACGCGCAAGAGGGGCTCTGCCCCCTGTGCGAGCGGGAGATCGTCCCCGGCGAGCCGACGCGCGACGAGCATCTGCGGGCGCTTGGGCTGGCTGGCACGAACGATCTGGGCAACCGCGCGATCGTCCACGCGCGGTGTGCCGACGTCAAGACGCGCGGGCCCGACGGCGACCTCGCGCGGATCGCCCGTGCCAAGCGCCAGCGCGCCGCAACATTCGGCTTCACCGCCGGTCGCAGCCGCCGCCCGATGTCCTGCGGCAAGAGCAGCCCGTTTAAACGCCTGATCGGCGGCGGCGTGGCGGACCGGGTCACCGGGGAGCGGTTGTGATGCACGGCGCGCTCATCCTCGCGCTCTGTCTCGGCTGGCTGGCCGCTGCGCCCGTGCGCGACCGCCTGAGAGCCCAGGCCCGCGCCCATCGCCGCCGCCCTGCCGTGCCCGACCGGAGCCCGCGCCCGTGAGCGAGAGCCTGTCCGCCGTCGCCTTCATGGATGCCCTGCGGGTGCGTTTCATCGCCCGCCTCGCGGAGAACCTGCGTGGTGCCCGCGTGCCGGGCGGCGACCTCGTTGCCTGGGTCGCGCCGCTGCCGACCGCCGCGCTGGTCGAGGTTCTCCTCCATCCGCCTGTACACACGCGTGAGATCCTGTTCGCGGCCGTCGGCACGGCGCGGCTGCGGGGGATCTGCGCCTACGACCAGGACCTGTTCGCGGGCGCGACCACCAACGTGCCGCTCGGCGACGTGGCCGGTGCGGCCCTGAGGGCCTGGGCGTCCTGTCGGTTGGCCCGCGAGCATCTCGACGCCGGGTTCGCCGCGGAGGCGCAGCGCGTCCTCATCGCCGCGACCCGCCGGATCGACCTGTGGCCGACGCCGGTCGCCCGGCACTTCGAGCCGTGGATCTCCGACCTCTACGCCCGTGCCGATCAAGCGCTCGCCCGCCAGCTCGCCGACGAGGTCGCGTGATGGCGCTAGCCGTCGCTCTCGGTGCCCGACCGGCTCATTTCGCCAACTTCCCGCTCCACCTCGGTGAGCAGGTCGTGGACCCGCGTCGCGACGCCTTCGGGGGTCGCGCTGCCCGCGTCGTTCGAGTCTGCCATCAAGCGGAGGTTGGCCTCCACGAAGCCGTGGACCTTGGCCTGCGCCTCTTCGAAGGCGCCGGGATTGGCGGTCTCGAACTGCACCGCGAGCGCCAGATAGGCGCGCCCGACCATGTCGAGCGCCAATTCTGCGTCGTTGGCGCGCTGATCAGTTTTCGCTTCCATGACACCTCACTGCGCGAGGTTCCAGCCGTGGGGAAACTACTGAGTTGCAAAATGGATGCCGGCCGATGACTTGGATGCCCTCTTGCAACGGCGTGCCCGTAGAATTGGTCGATCCCTGCCCCACCCAGGTCGACTTCGCTGAGATCGCCCACGCGCTGTCCCACCTCAACCGCTCGTCCGGCAACAGCCTGACCCCGGTGTCCGTGGGCCTGCACACTCTGATCGGGCTCGATCTGTGCCCGACGGCGGCGGTGCGCGCCCACTGGCTCCTGCACGACGCCCACGAGGCCCGGCTCGGCGACACGACCTCGCCAATAAAGGAAGCGTCAGCCGTGCTCGCGCTCAAGCTGTACGGGCACGAGGTCGCCGACCGGATCGCCGACGTCCGCCGCGAGCTGGAGCGCCGCCACGACGCCGCGATCCACGTGGCCGCCGGCCTGAGCCCGCCCGACGCACTGACGGTCCAGGCGGTGAAGCTTGTGGACCTGCGCGCGCTCGCCACCGAGCGGCGCGACTTCTACCGGCGCGGACCCAAGCCCCGACCGTGGGCGATCGACCAGATGACCCCGCCGATCGAGCCCGGTCCGAAGGTCTGGCGCTGGCTGCCGCCGGCCGAGGTCGCCGACCGATTAATCGCGACCTTCCGCACCCACCTGCCGGCGCTCCAGCGCGGCCGGCGCGCGTCCTGATCTCTGATCCGTAGAAACCGATGCACCGCTGTCCCGCCGAGGAAGCCGAAGTCCTGACCGCCTTCCGTGAATGGCTTCAGGAGCGCCCCCGCGCCGGCTTCCTCGTCGGGACGGTCGACGTCGGCACACCGGAGGATGGCTACTCCGTCCAGATCGGCCACGTCGACTGCTGCCCGGTCAGCCTCGTGGCCGCGGCCTCCGAGCTGCTGGAGACCGCCTCGGTCGCGCTGCTGCGGCGTCCGGACGTGCGCCCGATCCTCGATCTGGTCTGCGCGATCGAGCGGGCCCGGGCCGCCCTCGACTTCACCATCCCTGCCGAAGCGCACTGACCGAAAGATCGCCCACGATGCTCAACAAGGTCACGCTCATCGGCCGGCTCGGCCGGGACCCAGAGGTCCGCCACACCCAAGCCGGCGACCGCGTCGTCAGCTTCGGGCTCGCCACCTCCGAGCGCTGGAAGGACAAGACCACCGGCGAGCGGAAGGAGCGCACCGAGTGGCACAACGTCGTCATCTTCAACGACGGGCTTGGGCGTGTCGCCGAGCAATATTTGAAGAAGGGCTCGAAGGTCTACCTCGAAGGTCAGATCCAGAGCCGCAAGTACCAGGGCAACGACGGCGTGGAGCGCACGGCCTTCGAGATCGTGCTGCGCCGCTACGCCGGCGAGATGACGCTGCTGGACGATGGCGAGCGCCGCCCCGCGCCCGATCCCGACAGCTACGGCACGACCCGCTCGCGGGAGACCGCGCCTGGCTCCGTCCAGTCCGGCGGCGCGTCACGCCCCGCGATCCCGGCCGGCAGCCCGGATCGCTCCGGCTACGAGCTGGACGACGACATCCCGTTCTGACGGGCCGCCCGACCAACCGCCCTCCCCTCATTCATCGCATTCGGAGTTCGCGTCCATGCCCGCCCCGTCCCACGTCCGCGCCGCCCAGGCCGCCGACAATCGCATCACCCGCGTCCTCCTGATGGCCGAGGTGATGCAGCGCCAGGAGGCGTCCACGGGCGCCTGCACCTACGCGGACCTCTGCGCGGCCGGCTTCGCCGAAGCCGAGATCGAGGCTTACCGGGACGACGCGCGGCGCCTGATCGGCGGCCTGGACCACGTCCCCGAGATCCTGCCGCCCGGCCGGGTCGAGGGGAAGATGCTGGTGGCGCAGGCGCAGGCGATCCGGGCGCGGCGGGAGAGCGCCTACCGCGTCCCGGCGATCGAGCTCGAGTCGGAGGCGCGGGTCGCGTGAACACTGCACGCTGCGACCAGTGCGGCGAACCGCTCCAGCCCCACCTCTGCTCCCCGAAGTGGTGCAGCCGCACCCGCGCGTGGTCCGATCAGGACCGCCGCAAGCGCCGGGTCACGGACGAGCCGCTCGTGCGCGAGGTCCTGGCGCGCTTCCCCGGAGCCGAGATCGTCGCCGTGCGCGAGGAGGCCGCGACCGGTCGCCACCCACACGGCATCGAGCACCACGGCACGCCGGGGTTTGCGCGGTGACAACCCTCCCGGCATCAGATGTCATGTACGATCATCTCGTCGATGAGGCGCTTTATAAGCTCTTTATCGTCGCCATCGAGCTTATCCGCCTCTTCGTGTGCAACCTTCCCGACTTTGGCTCCATAGTACTTACTTGCGAAGCCTTTGAGCACGCAGCGCTGCGCCTGATTTTCCGCCTCCAATCGCGTGACGCGTTCGATCAACTCCTCAAGGTTATGGATCTGGCTCGGGTTAAGTTGTGTTGGTGGCATTCGGTTGTTCCTCGGCTTACCAACGCCATCATCAGTCAAGCCGCCAGAGAGACGCAAGTCGCGTCGCGTGTCGAGGACGTGTTCGTATCATCTTTCGCCCGCGTAACCGTGGGTGCAGCATGAGCGCAACTCGCATCATTCGCGTCTTCCCGCGCAAGACCAAGGCGAGCCCCGACGACGCGCTCGCGTACTTTGGCCGGCCCGATCTGTTTGCGGAGGCGGACGAGGTGCACGTCTCGGTCGCGTTCACGGCGGACAAGGCGATCGCCGAGCGGCTGGCCGAGGAATGGAGGTTTGTGGCCCCGGTGAAGGTCGGCGGTGTGGCGTATGGCGACACGAGCCTGGAGTTCATCCCAGGCCGTTACATCAGGCCGGGCTACACGATCACGTCTCGCGGCTGCCCGCGCCGCTGCTGGTTCTGCGGCGTCTGGAAGAAGTGGCCGCAGCCGAACGTCCTGCGAATCTACGAGGGCTGGAACGTCCTCGACGACAACCTGCTGGCCTGCCCACGTGACCACGTCGAGGCGGTGTTCGATATGCTGCGCCGGCAGGGGCGGCGGATCGAGTTCACGGGCGGTCTCGAAGCGCTGTCGCTCCAGGACTACCAGGTCGACCCGCTGGCGAGCCTGCGGCCGCGACCGAACATGTTCTTCGCCTACGACCCGGGCGACGCCTTCGAGACCCTAAGGAGCGCGGCGCGCCGTCTGCTGGAGGCCGGCTTCACGGAGGCCTCGCACCGGATGCGGGTCTACGTCCTGATCGGCTACCCAAAAGACACCTTCGACCTCGCCGAGGCGCGCCTCCGGCAGATGCAGTCGATCGGCTTCACGCCGATGGCAATGCTCTGGCAGCCCGAGACGCCGAGCCAGGAAAAGTACAGGCCCGACTCCGCTTGGCGCGCCTTCCAGAGGCGATGGGCGCGGCCGGCCATCATCCACGCGCGCGACCTGCCAAGGGTTACTCCGCAGATCATCGCGCAACGGCAGCGTGAACCGGGGGCTGTCTATGGGTGAGCGCAAGCGCCGAGCGGCCGCCGGCTACGTCCCGCCCCCGCACCTGACCGACCGCGACCGGATGATGTTCGCGATCCCCGCGATCCTCGTGGGTGCGCTGGCCTTTGCCGACGTGTTCGGGCCCGATCCGGACGCCGAGGATCAGGCGGCCGCGCGAGCCGAGATCAAGGTCAAGACCAAGCAGCTCCAGGAGCTGATCGTCGCCGGTTGCACCGAACCGTTCGCGGGGCTCAGCCTCGGCCCGCGCTCGCGCTTGCTGCGGGTCACCGCCGACCTCTGCCAGGCCTGCATCCGCGCCATGGGCTTCGAGGACCAGTCCTCGGTCAAGTTCGCGATGACGTACTACTACTGGCTGGAGGATCTGCTCGCCCGCGACGTGCTCAGCCTCGTCGAAGGGTCCAGCATGGCCGAGGCCGTCACCCTCCTCCTGCCGATGATGGAGCACGGCTTCGCGGTCGAGGCGAGCGACGCCAGCGCCCGCAAGCAGGCGGGCCGGATGCTGCGCTGGTTTCAGGAGCGCGGGTTCTACGTCGAGGCGACAGCGGAGGCGCGCTGTGCGTGAGCCCGCCGACCGATCGGACCCGTTTGCCTGGGACGTGATCGCGCAGGTGTCCGAGCTGCTCGCCCCGCACGTGGAAGACGCGGCCGAGGGTGTGCGCGCGGCCTTCGAACTCGTCGAGGACGCCCTGGCCGATCGCGCGCACGACACTGAGCTTGGGATCGCGGAGGCGCGGACGTGAGCGAAGGCCGTTTAAACGCCGCGCCAGAGCGGGCCCAGGATGGCGGCGCGGGCCGCGGGCTGGAGCCGCGCGTCTGCTTGGAGTGCGGTGGCCCTCTCACGCCCGCCAGCTCGATCGAGGCCGAGTTCTGCGCCAGCGCCTGCCGAATGGCCTTCAACAACCGCCGGGCCAAGCGCGGAGCCGAACTCTACGACCTGTTCATGGCCCTGCGCCACGACCGGGCGGTGGCGACCGCGTTCAAGGTCTGGCGGCTGCTCAACCGCCTTGCGGCCGGGTTCCGGGCGGAGGACGTGACCGAGCGGGACGGGCGGCGCTCCTGGCGCTCGCCGGCCGCGATCCTGGCGCGGCGGCCGTATCTGGCGGCCGAGCGCATCGGCCCGGTGCGGAGGGGCTGATGGCCGCGAGCAAAGCGTCCACCTCGCCCGAACCGGCCTGCCTCTACCCCGACGAGGCGGAGATTGCCCGCGCCGTCCTCGGCCCCGGCCGCGCGAAATGCTGGCCCAGCCTCGCTGTAGTTCTGGAGCGCTCTGGGTTCCCCAAGGTCGACGTCATGATGGGCGGTCGCTACTGGCCGGCTGTCAAAGCCTTCCTCGACCGCCGACATCATGTCGGCGAGCATGCCCCCGCCCGGCCGATTCGCCGGGGTGAGGAGGGTTTGGATGCCCGTGGACAAAGATCTGTACGCGCCCGGTCTTAAGCGCATGAAGCGCCATAACGGGCGGGTCGACCTGTACTGGGTCGCCGACGAGAAGCTCGTGAAGGCGGGCTATCTGCCCAAGACCGTGCGCCTGTTCGGCACGTGGCCGTCGGTCGAGGTCGCGAGCCGCTGCGCGATCCTTCACGCCGAAATGCTGGAATGGGCGGAAGGGTTCGCGCCCGCCCGCAACGCCGCGCCGCCGGGCACGCTCGAATGGGTGTGCCGCGCCTTCGAGACCGACGCCGATTCGCCCTACCACGACAAGCGGCAGGCGACGCGGGTGTTCTACGCCAAGTACATCCGCAAGCTCGTCGATACGGCCGGCGGCATGCATCTCGCCGACATCCTCGGCCGGGACGTGCGCCGCTGGCACAAGGACTGGATCGCCTCGACCGGTGAGCGCTCGGCCTACGCGTGCATCCAGACCCTGCGGCGGGTGGTGAATTACGGGTGCGAGCTACGCCTGCCGGACGCGATCGAGCTGGCCGCCGTCTTGGAGCGGACCGAGTTCCCGATGCCGCGTAAGCGCAAGCACCGACCGACGTTCGAGCAGGTCGTGGCGCTGCGCCAGGCCGCGCACGCCGCCGGGCGGCCGAGCGTGGCGCTCGCCGTCGCGCTCCAGTTCGAGCTGGGCCTGCGCCAGAAGGACGTGATCGGCGAGTGGGTACGCCCCTCCCCGGCCGAGCGGGCCGCGATTGCCGGCGCAATCACGGACGGCGCGTGGGTTTGGCAGTGGGGCCTGACCTGGAATCACATCGGGCTCGAGCAACTCCTGGAAAAGCCAACCTCGAAGTCGAACGGGCGCGAGGTCGCCGCGCACGATCTGCGGCTGCACCCGGAGATTCTCGCCGAGCTGCCGCCACGCGGGGTCGGGCCAGTGGTGCTGGACGAGCGCTCCAAGCTGCCGTGGCGGGCGACGCACTTCTCGCACACCTTCCGCAAGATCGCCCGCTCTGCCGGCTGGCCGGACGACCTATGGAACATGGACAGCCGGGCCGGCGCGGTGTCCGAGGCGTTCGAAGCGGGGGCCGATGCGACCGACGTCATGCGCACGGCCACGCACACGCACATGGCCACCACCATGATCTACAATCGCGGGGGCGTGGTGCAATCGAGCCGCGTCGCCGAGCTGCGCGCCGCCCGCAGAAAGGCTCGCGAACAAGCCTGAAACACGCTTCGGTAACACGGGCTCGATCCGCGGTAACGCGAAGGTATCGCCCCGGCTGGCTTAAGCGCCTGAAGATGTTGGGAGAAGGGATGGCTCCCCGAGCAGGACTCGAACCTGCGACAAGGCGATTAACAGTCGCCTGCTCTACCAACTGAGCTATCGGGGATCACGGAGGCGTCTCTACACACCGGGCTCGCCGGACGCAAGGGCCTCGATGCGGGTGCGGTGCAACTGTATCTGCCCAGAGAGCCCGTCCCGCCGCCTGACGCGGAAGCGTGGCGGGGCAGCAACAGTTTCGACCTTCGACCCGCTGTCTGCTCGCCCAGGCCGCGCGATCTGGTCTTCGAGGGTCATCCCAGCGTCATGAGCCGATCCTAAGGCACCGCCCCCGCCAAGCCGACCGGTTCAGACCCGCCAACATGCAGACCTTTCGCTGTCTCGATCCCCAGGATCCCTATGCCGAACGCGAAGTCCGCGTCGCCTTCGAGTGGGTCGCCGGTCTTCCGCGCCTGCTCGCGGCCCTGGACGATCAGGAAGCCGATATCCTCCCAGAGCTGATCGAGGTGCAGTGCGACGACCTGCGGCGCGAGATCGCCGCCGCGCAGACTCCCGGGTCGGCACTGCCGCCGCTCTGA